TTGGTTTTCAAGCAATTGAGCCATACCTGCTTTTTCGGTTTCGCCCTTAAGACCTTCTAATAGACCGGTCTTTTCCCATTTGCTAGCTAACGCTTTTGCTTGATTTCTTTGTACGAAATCGTTAGTTTGCAATAAATTTGAAATACTCATTTTAGTTTTTCCTTTTCTTTTTTTTTGTTATAGCAATCCTGCTAATTTTTTCCATCGGTTAGCCAATTCAAATCCTTCGTTAAGAACCGTTGCTTGTTTAGGAGCCGTAGTAGCAGTCGCTTTAGATGCATACGATTCTTTAACAACACGCTTCTTAGTTGCTGGTTTTCTGAATGATTCAGCCAATGTTGTAAATACTAATTTTACTTCTCTTGTGTTAACTGAACGATCAAAGTTTTCAATAACTTTCATCTTCTGTGCTTCAGTTAAATCAAAATTGCGGAACAATTTGTTGGTGTAAAGAAGTTTTGCATTAAGCAGATTAACTTCGTTAATGATGCTAGTAAGTTTTTTAACTGTGCTATAAGCTTCGTCTAACTCTTTTTTCATCTCAACAATTTCATCTTCTTCATCTTCTTCATCTTCTTCATCTTCCATGTCATCTTCTTCACGAAGAATAGATTCAATAATTTCATCGATGTTCATGTCGTCAGACTCGTCGTCGTTATGATATCCTTCTGGCATAATTTCGTCTTCGTCTTCTGGCATTTCATCATGGTCCATACCTTCTAACTCGCGAATAATTGCTTCTAGATTTAAATCGTCATGATCATACCCTTCATTGTACTCTGCTGCTGCTTCGTCATCTGAAATTGGCATATCGTCTGCTGGCATTTCATCTGCTGGCATTTCTTCACCACCGAATTCATCTTCCTCTTCGCCGCTCATTCCAACAGTGAAGTCATACTCATTTCCACCTACGCTCGCAGATAACTGATCATCTGTCCACATAAAGTCATCTTCTTCGCCTTCTGGAGCATCTAGATCAGCTTCTGGTGCAGCATCTAATACTTCGTCACCGGTTGCTTCAATGTCTTCTTCACCTTCGATTTCTGTACGTAGACGATCTGCGAACATGTTTTCGAACTGTGGTTTGAATGCTTCCTGTAAGGCAATCTTTGCGTTTGCTAATGCAGTTTCTTTAACCGCGTTTGCGTCAGCAATTGCTTGTTTTAGCAAATCTGATTTTGCCATAGTTTTTCCCCTAAATTTTTTTTTTGGAAGTAAGATTATTTGAAATCTTAATAGAATTTTTATAATACAGTAACGCTATATAATAAGAACGGAATAGCGTATTCTTTAATATATATCGAGCTATCCGAAAAAACAGTAAAAAAGTCCCAACTTTTTCAAGCTAGGACTTAATTTAATACTTTTGTGGTAAAGATATTATTTTGAGTGCATTGTGCGAATATGTTGCATATATGCTGCGTTAGCGTGTTGTTGTCGTTTTAGCACACTAGGCTTAATGAATTCTTTACGATCTTTTTGTGCTTCTAACACCCCGGACATTTTCACTTTGCGTTTCCATGTTTTAAGTGCAGCTGCTAAATCTTCTCTGGTGTCTCCCGGTACATGCACTGCTAACGATTGACCGGGAACAATCATTTGATGTTGTTTTTGTTTTTTACTCATATAACTGGTTTAAATATTTGCTTGTGGTGGTTGTGGTGTTGGAGCAGGAGCTGCTTTCTTTTCTCCTCGCACATTGAATCGGAAATGTTTAATTTCTGGCTTTTGTGCAATGTATCCTTGAATGCGTTGTGATTCTCGGGCTGGATCTTGTCCTAAACGAAAATAAAAATATCCAACTTTACCTGATGCTGATCTTGTATGTTTAACTACGGTAAACCCTTTTTTAGTAGCCCATTCGCGAATCTCAGTTGCTACCGATTCTGCTTCTGCTGGGTTACGAAGCACGTATTCAACACCGCCTCGATAATCGATAATGTTGTTGATTAATTGAGCTTCGTCGACCATATCAGAATTTTCTAACTGAACATTTAATCCTTTGTCAGTTAATTTTTTAATCTCGTCTGGTTTAGTAGTCGCTTTTGGCATTTTTACAGCACCGACTTTAGAGGTATTCGTAACAGCTTGTTCAGTTAAGCCGAAAAAATCTCGATACAATTTTTTTAATTTGTTCATTATTATACCTTATAATATAAGTAATTAATTATCAATATCCAAATTACTGCACATCGAAATATTTGTTTAATCCTTGACCAATGCTTTCATAACACATTGCCATTCTTTTTTGAGCTTCATTAACTTCCCGTGCAGCATTTTCAAAATCACGATAATCATCCGTTACACGTTTAAAGTATTTTTTATGTGCTTGGTTTGATGCCCAATCTTCACTTTCGGTCATGATTCGTTCTGCACGTTCTACAATACGTTTAACTCGTTCTACAATTTGTTCCAAATCACCTTTACCATACACTGACTCTCCTAATGCAGAAAAGTTTGCAACTTCCTGTACAAATGCTCGTTTTTCTTCACGAGTCATTGGTTGTGGTTTGTCTTCAAGAATTGTTTCTAGTATGAACTTTAAGTTTGGTGTTTTCATGTTATATCCTACATTTTCCGTCTTCACATAGTATAGATGTAATTGCATCATGTACTCGTGCGTATTTGTTTGTTATTGTTTTATTTACTGATTCATGCATCGATGTTGGTCGCATAAATGCTCCATGGGTTGATGGATTTGATACAAAGTCCCAACAAATTAATTCAAAATCTTCTTGCACTTCAACTGTGCCTTCTGATCTTAGTTCTTTCACTGAACCTAATCCGCGTGATGAAATTCCTAGGGTGATTCCTGCTTTGAAAAGTTCTTTAAGAATCTTGCCAGATGGCGTATCAAGTATTTGAACTGCACCTAATAAATCATCACCTTTCCACCATATCTTTAGTACATTGTGGGACACGTTGTTCAAGTTAACTACAGATGATTCTGGATGATCGAGTTCTCCTAACGCACGGTGTTGATCGATATATTCTTCCTGATAACGACGACATTCTCGTTCTAGGATATTTCTTGGATATACCCGCCCGTTTTGGTTTTTTGCTCCAGCTCTCTGTAAAACTCCTTGCACTACAAAACCACCTGGTATTCCATATGCTGCACCGCTTTGCTCAGTAAGTGACCCCACTGGCTTAAATGGCATATATTCTACTATTAGTTGTTTTGACATATTATTCCCCTAATGCTCTTACTCGTTCCGATATTTTTACTAATCGTTCTGATATTTTTGCTAACGCTTTTTTTGTGCTATTACCATATGCAGATGATGTTACTCCAGATTCTGTTTTTAATCTGGAATTATAATTCACCATGGTTTCAATTTCTTGAAGCTTTTTTGCAACTTCTTTGATTGTGTTCTTTACTTTTTGTTCTGGAGATGTTTTTGAATCAGCTGTAGAAAAATTACGATAGCTTTCGATTAGTTGCTCGTATTTTTTCTCTAATACATCTTCTACGGTGATCTTAGTTTTGCTGGCTTTTACATCGCGGTCTTTTTTATGAGCCGTGCCTGGAGAATTAGTTATATCTTTAGAAGGATATTCCATTTCTTTGTTCCACCATTTTGTATCATCAATTGAAAATGGAAATTTGTCATTTTGAACTTCCTCGTCAAATTCTACTGTTTGATAATATCCGGGTTTATATGTTTTTGAAACAGGGCCTGAGGATTCTTCTAATCCAGATGCATATCCTACACGTTTAACTGTTTTTCGGAAAGCAGCAGGAGTATTATATCCAGCAACGCCGCCGGTAGCAGATACTTCGTCTAGTTCCTCACAAACACATTCTTCAGACGGCTTATCGCACACTTCACAATGATTTTCCAATTCAACAAATTTTTCTTCTATCTCTCGTAAAAATGACCTCATTACTTAACCTCTTTTAATTCGCGAATCAAATCATAATAACGTAACAATGAAAGAATATGTGATTCTTTTATTGTCTTTAAATTTTCTACATTGCAAAGCATTTCTGACAGTTTTTGAACTTTGATTTTAATAACCTTATCATCAACCGGTGTTGCAAGATCTGCAAGTTGTTTCTTTATGCTAGGAATTACTTTCTGCACATATTCACGCAATGTTTCTGTGTCATTTACATGTGTGATATACTGATTTAATAGTCGTTTTTGTGCTTCGTCTAATCCAGAATATTTTTCATTGAATTTGTCAATTAAAAGTTTATATGTTAACAAACGCATTTCTTTTGGTTGCGATTCAAATTTTTCTAGTACCGGGTCTTTTTGTGGTTTAACGCGCTCAACGATAATTCCGTTATCTATAATAGCATTTTTACATTCCAACAACTGTTTTGGATTATCTGTCTCTTCATGTTCGAAAATCATGTTGATAGATGCTAAAACTTTGTAATTGCTAATATGCATTTTTGACATATTTTCAAACACAAATTTATCAGAAATTTCTTTAACCAGATTGTATCGTTGACGATTCAATGCAGTTTTATTGAGTTTTCCGTGCGCAGCCTTCACTGTACGAATGTAGTCTAACCCCTGTGCTTCGCTACGGAACTGCTCTTTTAGAAGTGCGTTATACAATTGTAATTCTTTTGATAGTTCTGTATTGCGTCCGAAATATTTTTTGATAATATCAATTGTAACTGATTTATTTGATGACAATGTTTCCGAAGTTAATTTCCTAACTAACATTTCAAATAATATACCCGTGTTTTTATATTTTGAATGTTTTAGTTTCTTCATTTGTTGTACGATGCCTTATGTTTTATATAAATATGATTCTAATTATAAAATGTTGTTTTCATCTAACATTGTGCCAGCATCCTGATCATCTTCGGAAATTTTACTACTTTTCAATGATTCCGTGATAATACTAGCACCTTGCTTAGATTTCATTCCTTTTACAATGCTTTCAGTACGTGTTACTGACAGTTTAGATTTAAAATTCACATCAGGCTGGAATGCAGTTTTTTGTCGTTCTGGATTCATTGGGGTAAACATCTGTTTAACACCTTTTGCTCCTGTCGGATCCCAGCCAAATTCATTTCGATGTTGTCCTGGTTTAATTCCTTCTGGTGGTCGACCTCCTGGATCTTTATCTTCTACGTCATTGCTTGACATATGCACTGTGGCTAGGTCATGCGGAGTACCAAAAGACACACCTGTAACTGCAGGATCATTTCCTTCTTGTTCAATCTGATTTTGACGGAAACGAAGTTTAAGATCTTCAATAACATCATTACGTTCTTGCAACCATTGCTCTTCGGACATGTTGAAGATGTACTCGTAAATATATCGATCCGAAACTAGTTTGGAATCTTTCATGGTGTTTGCTAATGTAATTTTTTCATTCATTAACGCCACTTTTTGTTGATCATATATAATAGAAGGTGCAGTCAATTCTAATTCAAATCCTACTAAATCCTCCCCTTCAAATCCTTGAGCATATAAATGCACGATTGCAATTTTTACTAGTTCAGAAACTACAATTTTTTGTATGCGTTCGATAGTACGGGCAAATCGAATATCAATGGATGCTAAGTTTACTTTGCCTTCTTGTGATTCACCGTAACCTAAAAATGGTTTAGGAATCTTAAGAGCAGCCATCATTTTATCTTTGATGTATTCGATGTCATCCATACCTGTAAATGTCATGCCTGGTAATGTATCAATCTGTGTAGATGACTGTCCTCCTCGCACTGGCAAGTAATAATCTTCCAACATGTTGTTAAGATTAAACTTGAGATTATAGTTTCCAGTTTGTGGATCAATGTGTGGAATCTTTTTCATTTTATTGATAATTTGTTCCATGAAGCTATCAACTTCATTTGGTGGAATGTTACCAATATCAATTTTGAAAATACGTTTTTCTGGTGCTCGCATAATACGATGAATGAGCATCGCATCTTCCATCATCATTAATTTTTGGAATTCTTTGCGTGCTCCTTCAAGCATAGATCGACCGTACGGCAAGAAGTTTGAATCAGACAACATGCGGAAATGTGCAATTTCATACGTTGCATATTCCATTTGTTCGGATGCTATATTTTTAAATTTAATTTCATATTCACCAGTTGCTTCATTGAATTCTTCCCAACGTTCCATTTCATAACTAGAGAATGGACGAGCATTGATAATACCAATTTCTTCAGCAATATCTAACTTCAGGAAGAAATCGCCATATTTGGTCATGTTGCGAATCCATGTCCACAAATTAAATTCTACGTTTAGAATATCATAGAATAGATTGTATAGAATTTTTTGTACTTGCGTGTTGTTTGTTTTGATTGTTAACACTTCACCAAACTGATCTGCTAATGTAGATTCGTCGGAATAGATATCTAATGCTGCTGAGATAATTGGATCTTTATCCATCATTTCATAATCAGCATAAAGCTGCATACGATTCTGATGCATGTAATAGTTGGAATCATATCCTCCCATTCCACCTACGCGATGCTTGTTTGCACCGTGCAATCTAGTATATCGGTCTGCTACTTTGCTTTGTGCTAAGTTACCAACACCCTGCAATCGATTGGTATCGACTACGCGTAATTTATCTTTACCGTATGCTCTTACAATTACATTGGTGCTAAATAAATTCTGTAAACGTTTTCTTAATGACGCCATATTTTCTTTTAATATAAATATAACTAGTTACAGAACAGGTGGTATTTTTATCAGATTAACCAGGTTAGGTCTTGATCTCCATCGCCCGGATTCCAATTCCATCCAGAATTATCCATGTTAGGCTTTCCGGTGTAGATAACTGGATTTGTTTTTTGAAATGATGATAAGGCACGTTTATTCAAGTCAATACCTTGTTGTCGAAGTTTTAATGCTGTATCTCGTAACCACAATGTAATTGCATACGCCATCACAAGGTCATCATTATATCCTTGCTGTGCTTGTGCTTTACCATTTAGCCACACAAACACTAATAGTTCTTGTATTAATCGTTTACTGCGAATAATCGGCGTTTTTTCACGCATATACATTTCTAATGCAGATATCATTAATGGACGTGTACGAGATGTTGTTGACACTCCAGGAACCATTTGGCTCTTATCTTTCATGTCATACCCTTTACGTAGTTGAACTGATGCGTCGGTATATCCATCGTCTTTGTATGTATAATGTAGATTTTGATATCCGCGGTCTAGTGCCGGCTGAATTGCTGCCCAACCAATGTTTGCATTTTCAATTGCCAGCAAAGCATTGTTCCATTCCGTTGCAACAGTGACGAGCATGTTACCAAAATCATTGGGTGCAATCTTGCCTTTATACTCTGCAACTTGGCGTACATCTTGCACATCGAATATTTGAAATGTTGAAAAGTCAGCACCATCACCTCGAGCGACGTCAGCCACAACCGTGTAATCTTTTGCATAGTCTGGATATTCCCATACCCAATAATTTCCATCAAAACCTCTACGTTCGAGTGGTTCTTCTGTTAAATTATCGTATTCTAGGAGCAATGGACCATCTACAACAGTATGTCCGGATGATACGAAGTCACAGTCACATTCTTGTGCAGCACCTCGTTCACCTAGGAGTTGAGTTTGTTCATCACGCCAAGATTGATCGCGTTCCGGGTGCACCGTCCAATGCAGTTTAATTGTGTGGAATCCATTAATATTTGCTTCAGCATCCGCCCAAGTTTGGTGAAACCAGTTACCAACACCATTCGGAGTAGAAAGAACTATCGCACCTCCACCTGTTGATAGTGTTGCTTGTGATGCTATCCATATTTCTTCAATGTTTCGGATGAACGCAGCCTCATCTACTATTAGCAATGATAATGCTTCTGAACGTGCTCCTGTGGTTGCTGATGATACTGCTTTAATTTGTGAGCCGTTCTTGAACTTCAATGATAATTTGTTATCAGCTTCAACAGTACCCTTCAACCAGCTTGGCAAGTTATCGTGCATCACTCGCACCTTGGTTACCAAGTTTTTTGCTACTTCTTGTGTGGTTGCAATAACTAACACGTTGAAGTCTTCTGCAAACAACATGCTCCATAATGCAAATCCGGCTGACAACGTTGAGATACCTAACTGTCGAGACTTAAGAATTACATTGTATCGATGATCTCGTAATTCAGTCAATGAATCTTCCTGAAACGGAAACAAGTTAAATTTGATCTTGCCTCGTTTAGGATGTTGAATATAACAATAGTTACGCATAAAGAACACAGGATCTTTAGCACATTGCATGTACTGTTGTTGAATGATCTGTTTTATGCTTGGCTGTGACATATTATTTTACTGCTTGAAAAATTAATATTGATGTTAAAATTCCAGATCCAAACCAAATTGCTTTGTTGTCATACCAACGAGGTCGTAATCTTTTTTCACGTTCTACATATAAATCAATGTTAGTTTTAAGTAGATCTACTTGCTTAACGCGGTATGAAAGTTCCATTGAATCTAGTTTGATAATATCATGTAAATCTGCAATCAGCACATCTTGCTTGTCAATGATCTCGGTATTTATAGAATCCAATGCATACAATGAATCCAATGTAAATGAAATGTCTTGAATTTCTTCAGACGTAAAACATGTGTCTGGCTGTGCGAATATCGAAAATGGAAACAGCAATACTATCAGTAATTTTTTCATGATTTCTTTGGTCTTCTAGTTTTTTTCAGAATATTTTCTTTTGCGGCTTCAACAGTTCGTTCCGCAGGTTTAACTTCTGTCTTAGCTTCTTTTAACTCAGCAATATCAGTTTCGGTTTGTTTAACCTCTTCTACCTTCTGTTCACGCTGTTCTTGAATTGCTTCGATATGGCCTTCTGCTTTATCGATCTCAGCATCATTTTGTTTGATGGCTTCATCAATTTTTTCAACTTTGTTTTTGTTTCGTTTAGTTGATGCTAAAACAAATATAGCAAATATTGCGCCTATAGCTGTAACAATTGCTATCCAGTATTTTTTAATTATTTTCATTTTGTATTTTCTTTATCTAGTTTTGCTAAGAATTTTTCTTTAAATTCATTGAATTGTGCTTGCACTGTTTCTTCAAATTGTTCTGGTGTCATACGAGCTGACCAAACTTCTTTTTCGCCTTCTGAGTTTGTTACAAATTGTGAAGCTTGTGTGTATGTTTCTTTTAATAATGCAACATCGCGTTCTGCTTCTGCTAACCAAGCTAATGCATTTTCTCGAATTTTAGTTTGCTCATATTCTTCATAACGACCTTCTTTTTTCAATTCATGTTCCATTTCAATCACACAATCAAAACACATTCCGTGAAGTTTACGCATCTTTTCATTGAGTGGATGTTTTTCCAAGCAAGTGCAAGTTTCTTTGCGACAGTTTGGATATGCACGAAGTTCTTCCCGTACCGATTGCAACACTTCTGATGCTTTTGTTTTTTTAATACGAAAACCATCCCGCTGTTCAATAATGTAGGTTGTACCTGTTGATGCATCTGTTTCTTCCCAGACATCACCAATATCGCGACGTTCATTTTTCTTTGCAGTGTTATCTGCATCAGAAAATCCTACAGTTTTTTTGGTTTGAAATTTGTGACTACCATCCAACATTTGTTGAACAGCTTTAACATTTTGTAACTTTTTAGACATATATTTATTGATTGTTATTTGTTTCTTCTGGCTTAAGTGAAATATACTGGTTGTTAGCATATTTACGTAATTTATGATAGAAGCTTCTTTTTTCATCAGTATCTAAATCAGATAAAACTTTTAAGAAATCTTTCATCATTCCTAATCGTTTAATATTACCTAGTTCTTTGAATTTTGTTGAATCAAGTGATGGTGTTGCTTCTGGAGCTACTGCTGCAGCTGCCGATGCGTCAGATGCATCGGGTGTAGCCATACCAGGTGCAGGTTTCGCAGCTGGTGTAGCCATACCAGGTGCAGGTGTTGCTGCAGGTGTAGCCATGTCCATGTCAGGTGCAGGTGTTGCTGCAGGGTCTACAGGTACTGGTTCTTCTGCCGTGGGTTCTTCTGTTGTGGGTTCTTCTACCGGTGGTTCTTCTGTTACTGGTTGTTCAATAAGTATCTTAGCAATTTTGCGTCGCACATATTCTCGTACTAAACGTTCTTTTTGTTCGCGAGTTAAATTTTCGATTTTGTCTTTAATCACAGCAGTAGTTTCTTTTTCTTCAGCATCTTGACGCTTTTTAAGTTTCTTTGCAGCATCCTTAGGATCATATTCTGCTTTTTCTAGATCTTTGTATAAACGATCTTCGGCATTGTATTTAACATTTAAATCGCCAGTATCAACCATTTCTTTGTCTGTTTTACGCAGAACATTGAGTTGTTTTTCTTTGGTAGATTTTGGATTCATTCCTCCATCTTTATCATCCATTGTATAATCTTTAAGATCTTTTCTAGATTTATACTTTGTATTTTCTGGTTTCTTATACTTGCTTTTATGTTTTTCAGCCATCAGTTTATTCCTTTATTTAATATAAATATCAGCGTGCGTATTTTAACACTCCTAAAATTTGGTTTACTGGTGCGAACGCCCCTGTCATCTTGTATGTGTTGCC